TTCACTTGGTATGTTGTCTACTACAAAAGAAGTAGATGATACAAGTGAGGGTAAAGAGACACGAGATATGACACGGGCTCAAGTTCTAAAGGCTGCGTTTCGTGTATTGACACTAAAACTTGGTAAGGCAAAAGTTCCTATGGTTGTTACAAACCATACCTATGACGTTGTGGGTTCTATGTTCCCAACAAAAGAAATGGGTGGTGGTTCTGGATTGAAGTATGCGGCCTCATCTATTGTCTATCTTTCAAAGAAGAAAGAAAAGGACGGTACAGAAGTTGTTGGTAACATCATCCATTGTAAGAATGCTAAGTCACGTTTGACTATCGAAAACAAGATGGTGGACGTAAGACTTATGTATGAACGTGGACTTGATAGATACTATGGACTACTTGAACTTGCACTGAAGTATGATATCTTCAAATCTGTTTCTACTCGTATTGAGTTGCCTGATGGTACAAAGACATTTGGTAAGACTATCAACAATCAACCAGAAAAGTTCTTTACCCCAGAGATTATGGAACAGTTGGATGCAGTTGCTAGTAAAGAATTCAAGTATGGACAACGTGTAGAGGAAATTGAAGTTGAAGAAGAAACTGAACAAGATTGATATATCAAGAGCATATGTGTATTGTAACGATCAGTCTAAGGAGTGGACAGCCCTTAGACTTACTGCACTTACAGATTATGAAGATGTAATTTTTAAGTATGGAAAGATTTCAATAGACGAAAATGAAAAAGATGATAATGCTTCTTTACAATTCGACTATGATGTGTTAGTATCACCTAACGTACCAAAAGAAGAATTAGAGAAAGATATAGAATTTAAGAATGTCATGGGTGATATTCTTATTCATATCTTAGAAGAACAATTACAAAAGGACTCAATGAAGTATGTCAATACAGACGATTGAAAGAACTACACTAAGTAACTTAGTATACAATGAACCATATGCGAGAAAGGTGCTACCTTTCATCAAACCAGAGTATTTTTCAGATCGTCACGAAAGAGTTGTATTTGAAGAAATCAATAAGTTCATGGATAGGTATGGTAATCAACCTACGAAAGAAGCCCTATCTATTGAACTTGATAATAGAAAAGATTTGAATGAAGATGAGTTCAAGTCAGTTCTAACAGTTGTAGAAACACTATCTGATGCACAGATTGATATGCAATGGCTAGTAGATACAACAGAAAAGTTTTGTAAGGATAAAGCAGTCTACAATGCTATCCTAAACGGTATTCAGATTATTGAAGGGAAGGATAAAGAACATACTTCAGAGGCAATACCATCTATCTTATCTGAGGCACTTGCAGTTGCATTTGACCAGAATGTAGGACACGACTATGTAGAACAAGGTGAAGAACGATTTGAGTTCTATCACAAAATAGAAGAAAAAGTAGAGTTCGACTTGGATTACTTTAACAGGATTACCAAGGGTGGACTCCCACAGAAAACTTTGAACATTGCCCTTGCTGGTACTGGTGTTGGTAAATCGTTATTCATGTGTCACATGGCTGCGTCAACCCTCATGCAAGGAAAGAATGTTCTTTATATAACTTTGGAGATGGCAGAAGAAAGGATTGCAGAACGTATTGATGCAAACCTGATGAATATCACAATGGATGACTTACATGAGTTACCCAAAAAGATGTTTACTGACCGTCTATCCAAAATACAAACAAAGACCAACGGAAAGTTAATTATCAAAGAATATCCTACTGCATCTGCACATACAGGACATTTCAGAAGTTTACTAAAAGAACTGGCACTGAAGAAATCATTTAGACCTGATATTATTTTTATCGACTACTTGAACATCTGTGCCTCTTCACGATTCAAGGGGAATGCAAATGTCGGATCATATTTCTATATCAAGGCGATTGCCGAAGAACTTAGAGGGCTTGCAGTTGAGAATAATGTACCAATTATGTCGGCGACACAAACTACTAGAGGTGGATATGCGAACAGCGACATTGGATTGGAAGATACGTCAGAATCTTTTGGTTTGCCTGCTACGGCTGACCTCATGTTTGCGCTTATATCAACAGAAGATTTGGAAAGTCTAAATCAGTTGATGGTAAAACAATTGAAGAATAGATACAATGATCCAGGCACTAATAAAAGGTTTGTGGTTGGTATCGACAGAGCTAGAATGAAACTATATGATTGCGAACAGGAAGCACAAGATGACATTATTGACAGTGGACAAGATGAAGGAGCAGCATTTGATAAAACAACTTTCGGAGTGGGTCTTGGAAAGAGCAAGACTTATGAGAAATTTACGGACATCAAAGTATAAGAAGCCAAAGTACTTTGTACACAAGAACGGTATATGGTGGGAAGTTGTTGAATTTCCTACTAACGATATTGTGCGTTCTTTTTCTAGAAAGATTGACGCTGAAATGTTTTCAGAACAACTTACTAAGAATCCACCTTTTGGTGAACGTGGAATACCGAAATTTTTGAAGGGAAATCCTTTACAGGTTGACATTTCTGAATAATCTGTTATTATAAATAGTATTGAAATTATTTGTATGAATGGAAACGGTGTAAAATGTCAATCAGAAAGTTTTATCGTCAACTGAATTCAGTTGATACATCTAAAGTATCGCACGTTGTAAGAGTTCAGAGTTTATACTCTGAATTGACTGAAGCGAATCTGAAGAAAGCTGATATTGCAAAACGTGACAACAAAGCCGTTCTTCAAGGTATTATTGATAGCAACACAAAAATATCTACAGATGAAGGACAAGTATCAATCAAGTGGATTGACAATGCATTAAAGGTTGCGTTTGATAACGATGACTTTGATACTGCATTTCCATCAGGCAAAGCATCATTCACTGCATCTAACGGCAAAACTCTCAGAATTACACAAATAGAAAAGACTGCCGAGTTTGGTGGTGGTAAAGGTTCTGGTGGGGGTTCTTCTGGAACTCGTGCTGCTGAATCTGCACAGTGTGTATATTGTCAAGCAATCTGGAACAACCCCAAAACAGACTTCAATATGTTAGAACTTCAGGCTGCATACGCACAAGTAAAGGTGGATGCAAGTTGGGAAGAGATTCAAAACCTATCAGATGATTGGGTTGTATCTTCTATTTCTGTTGCAAAAGGATTGTATAAAGCGCTTGGTAGAAACACATATAGTTTTCACAGAGGTTCAGAGTTTGTAGATATGATTGAAGGTTTGTTCAAGAATTCTGGACAGACTTACTTTACAAATGTAAACAAATGGACACCAGCAGATATTTGGATGGTACAGGATACCAAACTTAGTAACTATGATTTTGGTGGAAATAGTGGAAGCCCTGCACTTCCTTACATCAATCAAGAATTGTTGAAGGCATATGCCGCAAGAGATATCATGGGCGTATCTTTGAAGAAAACAACTAAAGTAAAATTCAAACAGATTAATTATAAGAAACCATTTAAGGCTCCAAGATACACTAATAAGTCTTTGGGTAAGAGAAACTTCTTTGCATCAAAGGACGGTTATCTTTTCGGTGCGAGTGGTTTGGAGATGCAGTTTAGAACCTTCCCAGCATTTCAGGCAGAGATTATTGGTGGTAAAGCGAAACACGGTAAACTTAGTGGAGACAGTGGAATTTCTAGTCCTATCGGTAAAGTTTTACAGGGCGCTGGTGTAAGAGAGTTTCCGGCCAGAAGCGATATTACTAACATGATTAGTAGAGAAAACGATAAGTTCTTTGAAATGTTTTATGCAGAGTATTTGAATGCTGGTGAAGATAGTAAAGTAACACTTGACGATTTCAAAAAACAACTATCAAAGAAAGATAGTGGTTGGTTAGAGTCAAAATATCTTGTCACATTTTTATTTAATAGAATAAAAGGTGCAGAACAGAAGTTCTTAGAACTTGCATATAGATATGCAAAATCCGAATCAGAAGATTCGTGTGTACACTTAAAGGCGATGTAATGATAAATTTTAGTTCATTTCTTACAGAGGACAAGGGTGGAAAGAACCTACACCTAGAACATATTGAGGATGAAATCCTTAACTATGGTATTTCTGGTGGACGGGCTTCAATTAACTTTGTTCGCTCTCTACGAGATATGCTTGCTGGTGCATCACGTTCATCAATAGACATGACTGTAAAGTGGGATGGAGCTCCTGCAATATTTGCTGGTATTGACCCTGCCGATGGTAAGTTTTTTGTTGCAAAGAAATCAGTATTCAATATAGAACCAAAACTCTATAAGTCAAATGCAGAGATTGATGCAGATGGATTATCTGGTGCATTGAATAGCAAATTCAAAGTTGCACTTGCAGAGTTTTCTAAGTTGGGTATTACAGATGTTCTTCAAGGTGACTTGATGTTTACTGATGATGTATCTACAGAAACTATTGATGGTAAGAGTTTTCTTACATTCCAACCCAACACTATTGTATACGCAGTAGATGTAAATTCGGATTTGGGTAAGAAAATTGAAAATGCAAAGATTGGTGTCGTATGGCACACAACATACAAGGGTGCAGAACTACAGGATATGAAAGCATCATTCGGTGCAAACATTAGTGGACTGCAATCTCCATCAACAGTATGGATGGATGATGCGACATACAAAGATGTATCTGGTAAAGCCACAATGACTGAAAAGGAAACATCTGCTGTGACAGCATCTTTATCATCTGCTGGTACAACATTCAGAAAGATTAATTCCACCCTGTTAACATCCTTTATGAATATACAAAATACATTCACTGGAAACTTATCTGGAGCCTCTCTCAAGACTTACAATAATAGTAAGGTAAGAAAGGGGGAGACTATTAAGAATCCATCTGCTCATGCAAAGGGGTACTTAAAATGGGTAGAAGATGCATTTCAAAAGAATATAGACAAACTCAAGACCCCTGCTCGTAAACAGGACTTGGAAAAAAAGAAAAAAGAAACTGTTCGTGAACTTGCAAAACACACGAAGAATTTGACTAGTATTATTGAGTTTCAGAACCACATTGTAGATGCAAAGATGGGGGTCGTAAAGAAACTAAATACTGTTAAGAGCATTGGAACTTTCATCAAAACCGCCAATGGGTTCAAAGTTGTAAACCCAGAAGGATATGTTGCAATTGATAGAGTTACAGGTGGTGCAGTTAAACTGGTGGATAGAATGGAATTTAGTTTCAATAACTTTACTGCAATAAAGGCATGGGATAAATGATAAAGTTTTCAGAAATAAGAGAAGCTCGTGGTGACACTTGTGTATTTACCTTTGGTAGATTCAACCCACCAACGACAGGACACGAAAAACTATTAGATGCTGTTGCGGCACAGGTAAAGAAAAATCCTGGCGCACCCTATTATGTATTTGCGTCACACTCTGAAAACCCAAAGAAAGACCCTCTTCCATATGTAAAGAAGGTTGCATATATGAAGAAGATGTTCCCAAAACACGCAAGGAACATTGTCGTAGATAAGGCTAGAAATGTATTTGAGATTGCAGTCTCATTACACAATAAAGGACACAAGGCAATCGTAATGGTTGTTGGTTCAGACAGAGTTGCAGAGTTTGATAAACTACTGAATACCTATAATGGTGTAGAAGCAAAACATGGTTTCTATGGTTTTGACAACATCGAAGTTGTATCTGCTGGAGAAAGAGACCCAGACGCAGAAGGTGTTGCCGGAATGTCTGCATCTAAGATGAGAGCCGCAGCATCTGCTGATGACTTTGACCAGTTCAAACTTGGTTTACCTAATGGTTTCAAACAGGGTATGTCTCTATTCAAAGATGTTCGTAAGTACATGGGTATTCGTGAATCATTTATTACGCACCAAGTACAACAGACAGAAGAAGATGTGATTCGTGACTTGTATGTTGAAGGTAAAATCTTTACTATTGGTGAAGAAGTAACAGATACTTACAGTGGAGTAACAGGAAAGATTATTCGCAGAGGAACAAACTACGTTACTTTTGTAACAGAGGATGGCACATCATTCAAGAAGTGGTTGTATGAACTAGAACTAGCAGAAGATTGCTGGCCAGGATTTAAACAAGTTGGTATGAAAAAGAAGAACGGTAAAGACGTACCGAATTGCGTACCAGTTGGTGAAAAACAAGACAAGGACATTGATGATAAGAAGGGAACACAGCCTGCCAAGTATTTTGCAAAAGATGCTGAGGGTGATGAAATGGCAAAGTCTACAAAGGACAAGAGAGATGCTCATTTCAAAAAACAAGCGAAAAAGGATGACGATACTAAATCTGCATACAAACCAGCGCCAGGCGATGCATCTGCAAAAACTAAACCATCAAAGTATACAAACAAGATGAAGAAGATGTTCCCAGACTTGTACAAAGAGATGGTAGATGAGAGTGCAACAAAGTCACTACAGAAGAAGGCAGATGCCTCTGGTATTTCTCTTGGTATTCTGAAGAAGGTATTCGATAGAGGTATGGCTGCATGGAAGGGTGGACATCGCCCAGGCACAACTGCTGTTCAGTGGGGCCATGCAAGAGTAAACTCTTTTATCTCAGGCGGCAAGACAAGAACTACTGGTGATGCAGATTTGTGGAAACAACACAAGGGTAAGAAAGAGACTTATGAGATTGGTAAAGACTATGCAGACCATACTCGTAAGATTACACCGTTTCAAGAACACAGTTCATGTTGCGATGACTGTGCAGAAGAATCTAATCTAATTGAATCTAATGTATATCGTGTAGGTTCAGAAAAGTATTATGAGTTCTTCCAAGAGAAAAGAGATGAATATAATATTGGAGTTTACACCCCAACAGGTTTTGATAAAGAACTGATGGAAGGTGATATTGGAAAGTATGATATGTATCAAGGAAACCATGTTCCACTTGATTGTCCTATGATTGAAGAAAAAGATGTGGAACTAAACAAACCTAAAGTCGGTGGGCCTAAGAAGTACTATGTGTATGTCAAAGACCCAAAGACAGGTAATGTTAAGAAGGTTACATTCGGAGATACGAGTGGACTGAAGGTTAAGTTGGATGATAAAGAGGCAAGAAAAAGTTTTGCCGCTCGTCATAACTGTGACCAACAAACAGACAGAACCAAGGCTGGATATTGGAGTTGTAATCTTCCAAAATATGCCAAACAACTTGGTTTGAGTGGGGGAGGCAATTTCTTTTGGTAAAACCTTATACTGAATCTTATGACAACGGTTTGATTATCAGAGAGTTTAAAGAGGATGTTGACAGTGAAGAACTGGTATGGCATAGAGACAAAAGAACAAGAGAGATAACAATTTTAGAGGGTAGGGGTTGGCAATTACAACTAGACAATCAATTACCTAAAGAATTACAACAAGGACTTTTATACACCATCCCAAAGATGGAGTATCACAGATTAATAAAAGGTACAGGGAAACTTGTCGTAAAAATATGGGAAGAAACACATGACTAGATATACAAAAACTATGACAGAGGCCCTGCAAGAGATTCGTGAGGGGTTCTCATCAAAACAAATTAAAATGGCAATCGGTGTTGCATCAGATAAAAGATATGCTGGTGGAAACATGACAGGTGCAGTGGACGCTATTGAGAAAATCAAAAAAGGATTGTCTGACCATCCTCAAGTCGCCGCAGTTCTGAAAAGACAGAATGAAGATCTGGAAGAAGAACTAGAACTTACTGAAGCAAAAATATCTAAAGAACTTGCAATTAAAATTTTGTCAATGAGGAAGGATAAAAAGTTTGTAAAGGTTTCTGGTGATTTTGTTCCAAAAATTTATTTGAGTGGCAACGATAAAGATGCATTAAAAAAAGAATTTGGAAAACTGCCTAGAGGACTACCTAGCGCAACATCTGGTATGTCAGTTGTATCAATGATTAACTATGCACTTGGTAGTAAAGATGGTCGTGACCCAATTGACACAGAGGACGGCGACAGTCAATCACCAAAATTAATTAGTTGGAATAAAGGTGGTAAAGTTATTGGTAAACCAAGAACTGTAGGTGACGCAGTTAAAATTGCTGGTGTTAGAATGGAAAGTGTTGAAGGTGCTGAACTTGATGAAGGTAAGATGAAAGACCGTCTAATGAAGGCACAAGACCTCATGGGCCCATCTAAAAATAGAGAACAGGGTATCGAATTTGTGATGAAAGGTTTAAAGGTTTCAGAGAAGGAAGCAACTAAACTTGTTGATGCAGTTCTAGATATGGTTATGAATAATGAAGTTGAAATTGATGAAATGAAAATGAATGACCCTAAGTTGAATAAAATATTCGACAAACTCAAAAAGGGTGATACTGTCAAACTCAAGACAAGTTCTACTATCAATCAAGGTAAAGACTTTGTAGAGTATATTGTGAAATCAAAGAACACAGTAAACAAAGGCAGAGTTGAAAAGATTACTCTTGTTACTAAAGGTAATGAGAAGGCAGTCAAGAAGTTCCTATACAAGAGAGATGGTAAAGTAACATTTGCAATCGG